GGCGTTAATTGCTTCTTCTTGCGGAACGTTATTAAACGAAGAAAGATCAGCCGCTAATTTCACAAAGTCGGTTGAAAAATCAGTCAATGATTTGCCGCTAAGACCAGCCGACTTTCCAAAAATAGCAAAATTGGCAGCAGCGTCCAACGCTTCTTGTTTTGTTTGTCCCAGCGACTGAGCAGCACCGTCAGCAAACTTTTCAATTTCCTTTGCTGAATCCCCAAACAACACGCCAACTTTAGAAATGGTTTCGCCAAGATCGGAAGCGGCTTTGATTGAATCGATTGCCAATTTGCCAGCAAAAACCACTGCGGCAGCCGTTGCCACTTTAAACGCGGTCGTTATTTTGTCGCTGAAACCCTTTAACTTTCCTGTGAAACTGGAAATGTCTTGTTCGCCAGTTTTTAAGGATTTGTTGAGTTTATCAACATCAGCCAAAATGGAAAGTTTAAGCGTGCGACTTCGATCAGCCATTAGTTAAACTCCTTCACTATTTCGTCAAACGATTGTTCCCACCGTTTTACGATTTCAGGCTGCACGCTTCGAAGCGTTGGGTAAATGAACCAACCCCGCGAACCGCGACCTTCACGACCCGACCAAACTGGGAATTGCTTATAGCGATTTGAACCGAATTCGTAACCGCCCCACAATTGCTGCGTTGTGCCGCCACCGCTTAACTTTTGACTAGCAAAACCAAAAGAGATTTCGCCAATTTTTGACGACTTTGAAACCTTTGAACCCTGTGCAATTTTAGGTGCAACCCTGTTTTTTGAATTTGAAGCCGCACTGATAATTTTGCCACGAACAAAATCAGCAAGTTTTGAAGTTTGCGTTCGGGCTTGGTTAGTGGCTTCCTCGTCCATTGCTTTAAAAGAACGAAGAATGGCGCGCAATTCTGCTTTGTCATAACTGATTGCTTCAGTTGCCATTTCCCCGCCTTTCCAGAATTTCAATAACCGTCAGAATGTCCTCTGCACTTTCGAAATCGTTTGGGTGTAGCCCTGTTTGAAGGGCTACTTCCCAAACTATTCGGCTGAGACTTCCGACTGGATAACTTTTGGGTTTGCTTCACCAACACTCACGTCAGCAATGGTTTCAGTCCAAACCTCTAGGGTTTTGATTGGCTTACCCGCTGCTTCACGCTTCATTGCATAGTAAGCAAGAAAAACAAGATCGGAAATTCCAATTTTGTCTTGCGCCTGTGCAATTGTGTTGCCTGTGTGCTTTTCCCAACGAACCCACTCAGGGGGTGCAGCAACAAACGTTGCTTGCTCACCACTGGTGAATTCGATCGTAATTGGTAGTTTCATTTTTTCTCCCGATTGTTTGTTTTAGAACGCTTCGGCTGGAATGCCGATAACGGTGAACGATAGTGACACGGTCTGCGCGTCTGGTGCAGTACCGCCCGCGCTTGGAAACGCTGGCAGAATCTGGAAAGTAAATGTTGCACCGCTTGTTGCAGTCAACACTGTTGAAATTCCTGTGTTCGGTGCTGATTCAGTTGCGTTCCATAGACCTTCGCACAATGAACCAGTCGCGCCCCAGTCTGCAAGCATTTCGACGTCAAACGAGAACTGGTCATCAATGTGACGGTAGACCTTGCCGTCTAAAGTTTGGTAGGTTTCAATTGTAGGGCTATTGGATAGCACCGCGCTTGTTGCTTGGGCGTCGTAGTTATTGCCACCAATAGTAAAGGTGACGTCGCGCCCAGTTATTACTGTTGTTGGCATTTTTACTCCTTATGTTGTTTGTGTGTAGTAGGTTGAAACGTTAATGTCTGCGACGAGCATTGGTGATTGACCCACTTCAAGCACCGTTGGCTTCTCGACGACGCCAACAACGTATCCTGCGGGCATTGCCGCAAGAATTCCCATGATTAGTTTTTCCAGATTGTCTAATGAACCCGCGTTGCTATTTGAAGCAACAATTGCGGTAATTGCAAAATTGATTTTAACTTTCGTTTGTGATTTACCCAGCAAAACAATTTCAAAATACGGTGAATCTGGGACAACCACTATTGCTGGTGGAATCGGCGATTCTGGGACGCTTGGATAAATGTTTGCAGCAAGTGCGCTAAACGCATTGGCTAGGGCTGCACGGGTTTCGGAAACGGCGTTGGCTGGCATTTATTGAACGACCGTTTCAACGTCTAAAAATGGCATAAGTAATGTCGACACTCTGTTAGTCAAACTGCGACCCATTCTGTATGGCGTACTTTGAAAATCGACGCCTTCGATCTGACCACCCGCTGCAACGCGTGATTGAAAAACTTCAACGCTTACTGCAAGAATGGCAGATTCGATTGGCGCACTGTTTGCATAAATTTCGGCGGCTGAATAGCCTGAAAGTGTTGCCGTACCTGCTGGGATCATTTCGCGCAATGTGACGTCCGCGCTGGTAATTGCTGCGGTGAAATGAAATTCTTTAACGTCAACGACTGTGACCGTTGCTGAAAATGGTGCGGGTAATCCAGCAACGACCACTGATTGACCAGCAACGAAATGATGTGCGCGTTGCGTGTAATACGTCGCAACGTTTGATTCTAGTTTGTAAGCGTTAATTGCTGAAGTGTTTGCAACCAGCATTGGCAAAATAACCGCTTCGGCGGTGTTTATAATTTCGTCCAGATAACTGTCTGGATAAAGTGAAACGGAAACGCCAAGCACACTACGCAATTGTTGCGTTGACACAATACTTGGCATTTCCGTTCCTCTCGACTGCTGCGCTACGTTCGGGAGTGACCGTAGCGCATGATTAGTTTGTTTTTGTTACGCCTTGTTATTCTTAAACGCGCCCGCTGCGATCTTTGTCGCAACTGCACCGAATGAATAAACACCCACTGTGATTGAACCGTCAGCGGTTGATTCTGCTCGCAACTGGTATGAAGTACCCTCGTACCATGTGTAAGCGTCTGGGTTAACAACCAAGATCGTTCCGTCACCGTCGCCACCGTTTGTTGGGTCAACGTATAGGTTCAAGCCCGCGACGTTTCCTTGAAGTGATGTTGGCACTACTGCGCCACCAGCGTTCATTGGATTTGAAGCGGTGTAAATAGGACGACCTGCGTCGTTCAAGCCCATGATGTTTGACCACTGACCTGTTGAAACGATCATGTTGCGTGCGAATGGATTGGCAAGACCTGCGGTTGCGCCATAAACACTTGCTGCACCGCGTGCGGTGATTCCAAGTAGTTCAGCAGCCGTTGGGTATGTTGCAACTGTTGTTGCGTCAAGTGACGCGTTTGAAATTAAAATGCCGTTGACGTATGAGTTCTGCGCCTTAGCCATTGCAGCAACCATGTTGCGAAGTAGTTCGTCGTAGAACAAAGGACTAGTCCTCGTCAATAATTCCACGCTAAATTTCTGCTGACCCGCAAATTTTTTCACGTCAACTGACAAGAACGCGCTGTTCTGATCTGTTTCAGAAAATGCAGCGTCTTCGGCGACAACTGCAACCGTTGGTGCTTGTGTAATCTTTGGAATTTCAAAAGTCATTCCAGCGTCAGGCAATGCACCGCGAGAAATCGCGTCAATGCTTGGGCGGATTGTTGTTGATAGTCCGTTGATGACTTCACTCAACTGACGTGTTGGAACAAGTCCAGCATTGTCTGTCGTGTTGTCTGCTGCCAAAACGTATTGGCGGGCTGATTCGTCGCCTGTTGCAGCAAGCACCTTATTTTCTAGGTACTTTGCGGCAGTAATTTCAATGCGTGGTGTTGATTTCCAACCACCCACGGCGTTTGATTGTGCGGTCACTGACTGTGCGGCTTCTACCGTCTCGACGGTTTCCGCGTTTGTGACGGTGTTGTCCACTTCGTCTCCTTCTGTTGTTGGTGTGACTTC